ATCCCCCAAAGAAGCTGATACATTCATAGACTACGTGGTGGATCAATCTGCTATGAAGGATTTTGCCAGAGTGCAGAAGATGGAAGAACCTACTCTTTACATAAGAGCAATGGGATTTGGTGATGGCGACTTCCTTTACCCTGCTGGCCATTTCGATGAGACAAAATACAAAAAGCAATTCGGTCAGAACAAAATAACTCTCACCGCCCATAAGATGAGAGGAGCCGTGGCTATATTTGATGATGATTTGGAAGAGAATATAGAAGGGGCTGCGTTTAAAGATCACATTATGAAGATCATAACCAAGAAGATTGCTAATCAATTGGAGCTGGCTTATTGGTCAGCCGAGTCTAGTGGTGGATATAATAACTGGCCAGTGGATGATATCAGGAGCCTTTTCGATGGATGGAGATATATTATTACTCATAGTCAGGCTACGCAAGCCTATAACAACAGCGTATCGGGTGGAGCTCACATACTAGATGCTTGTGATGGTGGGGATTCAGGTTCACCTTTTGAAGCAGCTGGAGAGATCGCTGAATATATAGCAGCTGAATATCGATGGGAATTCAAATATCATCAGATGCTAAAAGCTATGCCTTCTAAATACAAAGCTAATAATGGACTCGCAAACATGAAGTTTCTCAATTCTGACTTGGTATCACAAGATTACATTGAAGCACTACAGAGTAGAGGAACCGCTTTAGGAGATGCCGTACTTCAGGGTAAAGTTCCTACTAGTTATGGAAAAGTTGGAATAATCGATGTGCCGCTTATGCCTACTAATTTGGGTGATGTGGTAGCTGATGATGGACACATAGGGGGTGGAGATTACACAGATGTTCTACTCACACCTAAAAACAATCTGATAATTGGGATGCAGAAAGATATCAAGATGGAAAGTGAAAGAAGTGCTGCAAATGAATGCACATATGTGTTTTACACCATAAAAGCGGGTACCACTATTGAAAATGTAAATGCTGTTGTACTGCTCAGGTGTCTTGAGCATGGCTGTTAGAAATGTATACGATAATTAATCACGGATTTAGACGAGCTATCCCCACAAGCCGTGGTGAAGTATCGCTTCCCAAAGACAGGCCTGTTCGTATTAAGGATAAGGATGTTGTGGATGCGATACGGGGTTATCCCTATATTGAAATAAAAGGAGGAGAATCAAAATTTAACTCCTTAAAGATTTGGGAGGTCCGGAAGATTGCAGCCCGGAGTGGGATTAAAGGCTCTTTCAAAATGAAAAAGTCTGAGCTTGTCGAAAAATTGGAGGAACAAAATGAATATGGAATATCCTAAAGTATTAGATAACGATGCCGCTCATCAGCCTGAATTATTATGGCGTGATTTCCGCACTCACAATCTTCACATTCAACACGATAAGATGGTATTTCTAAAAGATGTTATTGACATCATAGATGCCCATAGGTTTATGGATGATTTCTGTAACCTTCCTGATATAACCTATGATTGGGATCTGTTTCAATCACCTGGGAGCTCTGGAGTAAATGCCTTGGCTTGTGGTGATGCAGTTAATGGGGTTTTAGAAATAGTAACAGAAGGAGACGATGACGATAATGGGGAACTGACTCAGCAGTGTGAGTGCTGGAAGCTGGTAGATAATTATCCATTTTATGCTGAGCTGAGATTTAAGCTATCTGATGCAGATGAAATTGATTTCTGGTTTGGGCTCATAACGGGCTCAGCTGGTTATTTCGCAGGACCACCTAATGACTATGTTGTGTTTAAGATAGAGGACGGAGATGATTCTCTCTATTTCAGTAATTACGCCGATGGTGCTGGAAACGATACGGATACAGGACAGGATCTCGATGATGACACCTGGTATAGAATTGCATTCCACTGGGATGGAGAAGGTAACCTTCGCTATTTTGTAATAGAGGACGGAGACTTCCCCCAGACAATTCTGGCTACAGGCACAATAACAACTCATATAGTTCAGGATGAAGAATTGACCCTTGGATTTGGTATCCAAGCCGGTGAAGCTGCAGCTAAGACCTTGAGTGTGGATTACATTAAGGCATCACAAAAAAGGGTTATTGAGTAATTGACTATAACTTAGAGACGGTGGGCTAATTACTCACCGTCCCTAATTTCTCAGAACTGGGAGGTTAGAAATTTCCAACTACGTAAAACCTGGAGATATCACAACTTGGCCTTCAGGGACTTCTGATGTCGAAAAGACATCTATTATCACTGAAAAAGAAGAACTCATAGAGAAGATCACTAATACCCACTTCTATGAAAAAGATTTAAATATCCACTTGGACGGTAATGGAAAGAACCGCATTCACCCGCCTATAACTGAAGATATAATCAGTATATCAAGTGTAAAAATTTGCGGGGTGTCTCTCCCTGAGGATTATTATGCCTATGACAAGCATTCAATCTATTTAGATTGTTCTGTCTCTGGAGCTGGGGTAGGAGACCCCGAACTTACCTATATTCTAACTACCACGACACTTGGTGATAATCTCTTTCCTCGAGGACTGAATAATATTTGGATTGTGGGCAAATATGGGGAAGGTGTACCCGAACCCATAAAGAAAGCTTGCAAGATTCTTATTGACGAAGAAAATGACCCCGGCACCTACACCAAAGCCATGTTTGAATCAGAGAAAATAGGAAAATATTCTTATGATAGAGGGGATGTGAAGGAAACTATCCCGGTACTTTCGGGTATAATGGAAGCAGATGTCATACTTAAACATTATATAGATAATGGCCTGAGTATCCTGACTCCCTAGAGATTCTCAATGCTCTTAGCCACAAGAGAATCCATGAGGACAAGAACGAGAGAAGAACCACAGAACCCATTTCTTTACGATGTCCTTCCTGATGGAAGCTGGAAAGGGAGCTCTTGTATGGTAATTGGAGGCGGTCCCAGCCTCGAACATTTTAACTGGTCGCTCCTTCGTGGCTGGCGAACTATTGGCGTAAACAGGGTATACGAAAAGCATGATCCTACTATTATTTTCTCTATGGATAAACGGTTTTTTAACTGGGCTGTGACTGAAGCGAAATATGGCAAGGAAGCTAAAAAAAAGTTTATGGAAAGTAAAGCCATTAAAGTTTGGCGATGGACTCCCGGCCGAGTGTTTCCTTCCTACATCCATATCGTTGAGGATTTTAAAAACTATTCCAGAGCCTACTATGCTATTTCCCCAAGCTTGAAATTGGGTATAGGTCATGGGAATAATTCAGGTTATGCAGCTACGAATATTGCAGTATGCTTAGGAGCTAATCCTATTTATCTTTTGGGGTTTGACTTAAAAGTAACAGATGGCAAAAAACATTGGCATGATGGCCATCCTAAAAGTCAGCCAGATAAAGTTCTTGATAATTTTAGGGTTAGCTTTGAGCGGGCTAAACCTAAACTTAGTAAAATGGGAGTTAAAGTCATAAATGTGGTAGTGAATAATCCGAGTCAAACAGCCCTTAAAGTATATCCTATTAAGACAGTAAAGGAAGTATTCGGGAAATGATAACAGCAATTACACCCACGGGAGATAGGCCATTGCCATTTGCCCTTTGCCAGCAGTGGATGAAGAATCAGACAAAACAACCTGATCAATGGATTGTCATTGACGATGGGAAAAATCCATTAAAGCCCACATATTCTATGGAGTATATAAGGAGAGAACCACAAGATGATGATCCAAAACACACTCTTATTTTGAATCTAAAAAAAGCTATGCCCTTAATTAAAGGCGACAAAATCTTGATTGTAGAGGATGATGAATATTATGCACCAGAATACATAGAAAAAATGTCTTTGGAATTAGATCGGCATAATGTTGTAGGTATTGGAGACAGTAAATATTATCATTTACCCTCAGGCGGAAACTTTAAGATTGGGAATATGGATCATGCTTCTCTTGCTGAGACTGGATTTGTGGAATCTTTTTTACCTGAATTCAATAAAATTCTAGATATGGATAATGTTTATCTGGATTTCATTATTTGGAAAGTGGCCAATCGGAACGGACAGGGGTTTATTTTCGTAGATAGCGATGAAAATCCACTATACCTCGGGGTAAAGGGTTTACCCGGGCGTCCTGGTATTGGTAGAGGACACGATTCCAGATTATATAGAAATCATCTGAAAGACAGAAATAGAGAAAACCTTAGAAAGTTAATCCCTAAAGATTATGATATTTACATTGACATCCTGAGGGATAAGTTAACTGAGGATAATTATGAAAGGTATTTTGCAAAACATCGTAGGGATAACTGTGTGCTATAATACAAAAAATTTGGTAGAAAAGGCTTATAATTCTATCCGGAAATTTCATCCAGATATGCCAATTATAATTATTGATGGTTCCGATCCGAAAAATCCATGCGCCGATTATGTTAAAAGGTTGGCATCAAGTCTAACGATAGTTAAATCGCTTGGCTATAATATTGGGCATGGAAGAGGAATGCATATGGGAATTAAATTGGCTAAAACAAAATATGCCCTAATTTTTGATTCAGATATAGAGATGCTGAAATCTCCTGTTAGACAAATGCTTGAGATGATGGAAGAAGATACTTTTGGAGTTGGTTTTATTCAAAAGGTTGCTATGGATGGCTTTGATTATGGAGTTAAACCAAGCCATAAAGGTCAAGATTGGATGCCTTATCTTCACCCTTATTTTCAATTAATTAATATTAAGAATTATAAAAAATATCATCCCTATGTACATCATGGAGCTCCTTGCTATCTCACTATGCGAGATATTTATAAAAAAGGACTTTCTAAAAAGATTCTAAAGGAATTCCCAGGATTAGGTCATTCTGCCAGTCAAGGGTTCAATTGGAAAGGAAGATCTAGGGAATATATAAAACATGATACCCGTGGCACTCGAGATTGGCGAGAACGTCATGGATTATCTCAAATAGAAGGAGAGTGGATTCGTAAATGAAAACAATTGCATTTGTTACCCGTATTCACCCAAAAAGACCAAATATGCTTAAAAAGTGTAAAGAATCAGTTAAGATGCAGACAAGTGATGATTATATTCATATCCTTCATCGAGATGATAAAACCAATCAAGGGTATGGTAAACATGCTGCAAATAAATCCTTGATAAAGATAAAGGAAATTCCAGCTAAATATGTGATGGTTTTAGATGATGATGACATGCTGATTGATTCACATTTCGTAGAAGATTTCAAGAGAGTTATAAAGGGCAATCCAGAGATGGTGTTTTTTAAGGGTATTGTTCATAGATTTGGGATTCTTCCTGAAGATCAGTTCTGGAAAAGGCCTCCAATATTCGGAAGAATTGGTTCTTTCTGCTTTGCAATTAGAACAGACATATGGATAAAATACATAGGTGCATTTGGTAAAAGAATGAGCGGGGGAGATTTTGTTTTTCTTAATACTTGTTATCAAAATACAAATAAACATGTCTGGTGGGATAGGATTGTTGCTAAAACACAAAAACTTGATGGTCCTGGGAGTGCAAAAGGAGAACATGATCATGCCTAAAGTTTCAGTTGTCATTGTAAGCTATAGAAGAAAGGCCAATTTAGAGAGGATTATTAAAGCTTGGCTTGAACAAACTCCTGATGTTTGGCTTTGTGATTGCGGGGTGAATTTAAGAACAGATCTTCCAATAAAGATAATAAAATTTAATCCTGATCCTGGAAATAAAGTACGTCATGCCATATCACTCCTAACGAGTGGTGATTATGTGATTAAAGCCGATGATGACTTTCTTCCTAAGCCTGGATTGATTAATGATTTTTTGAAATGGTATAAAACTGGAATTATAGGGATTCATGGAAGAAAATTTCTGGGTAAAAGTTATTATAGAAATACAAGAGCAACAGAGAGTAAAAAAGTGGATAAAATGACTGAAGTTGATTTTGTTGGAATTTGCACATTTACTTCAAGGGCTTACCTGGCTTTTGATTTTAAAGGATGCTTGACTCCAATTGAGGATTTATTCTGGCAGATGAAAGCTTTTCCTGATATTAAGAAGTGGATTATTCCTACAAAGAATTACGAAAAACTCAAAGAGAGTAATGATAAAGATTGTCTTTTTTACAATAGTACAGCAAGACAAATTAGGGAAAAATTCTATAATAAATATTATTTAGAAAATTACAGGAGTAGATAAAAATGGAAGCAAAAGATTATTTAGAGAAACATTGGATTAAAAATAAAATATGGACTCATTTAGATTGGCCTAAACATCAGGATAGACTTAAGACATGTGCTTCTTATCTTGAAGGTAAAAGATTCATTGATATTGGTTGTGGTTTGGGGCATTCAACTAATCAGATGAAAAAATTTCATCCTGTAGGAGATTGGTCCGGACTCGAATTCATGCAAGAAACGGTATCAAAAGCTAGTAAATTATTTCCTGATATAACCTTTTATTATTCAAAAGATTTCAACTTTTTACCAGTCTGCGGACAATTTGACAGCGTCATTTGCTCAGAAGTAATTGAGCATGTTGAAGATGATCAGGCACTAGTAAATGGTCTTATTGATATCACAAAAAAAGTATTAGTGATTACTACTCCAAATAGATTTGTCGATGATCCTGGCCATCTAAGAGTTTATACAGAGGAAATGCTACATGATTTATTTAAAGGGTTTAATCATAGAATTTACAAAAAAGGTTTATTTTGGTATGGAGTTATAAAAAAGGATGAATAATGAATAATTTTTTAGTTACCGCAATGGGTCGAAGCGGAACAAAATTTTTGGCTAATATTATGAATAAATCTAGAATTTGGACAGTTAAACATGAGCCTGATGGAAGGAATGATCTAAATAATAATATCCTCCAGATTCAAAAAAGATTTAACAGAGATTATTATGGAGAAGTAAATGTAATGTTAGGACTTAGAGCTGATGAGATAATTACTAAAAAGAAAGGTGTGATCTTAAGAGATCCAACTGAAATCTGGTTGTCTATAACTAATCGTCACCCAAAAGAACAATGGAGAAACGATCTGGAGTATTTAGAAAAAAGTATAATTAAACTTATCTATTATTCAATGAAAAAAGATTATAAGATTATTTTATTTGATAAAATGACTACCAGTAAAAATTATTTAGATGAAACATTATTATATTTTGGTATTGAAGACGTTAGGATAACTAATGAAATGTTAGCACAAAAAATAAATGCTACTAAAGTACATAAATATTCCTCAATGAAAGAATTTGATTCTAAAATTCAAGACATAGTTCATGATTTGAGTAATAAAATGAAAATAATAACTGGAGGCCGAACCTTTGACATTTGAACAGATTAACCCTATTATTTCCTATGGAGGTTTTATAAAAAAATGATATCGCATTTGTTTCCTGACAAAGTTGACTTAGTGGAAGAGGTGAATGTTGGTTGGGGAGAGACTGAATTGAATATAACTAAAAACATTGCTTGCAGAATTGAATATAATAACCAACTTGTAAGGAATGCTGAAGGCGAGGAGGTACTAAGCCATGCCACTATATTTTTTAGCCCTAAACAAGTATTAAAACAGACTGTTAAAATAAGAATCTCAGGAGATCCTTACGATCATCCTATTATTAGGCTAGTCAGGCCTAAGGATATGAAAAGGGAACATCATCAAGAGGTAGATATAAGATGAAAGATGAATGCAAGTTTCAAGTAGATTATTCAGACTTTGTAAATGATTTTGATGATATTACAAAAAGTCAAATTCCTAAGCGTGGTCATAATGCTTTGGGTAAATTAGGTGCTCGAATCATAGCTGACGCCATAGAAGAAGAACCGAGAGCACCTCATCTAACTGGGCTTCTCTGGCGAAGCAAGGTAGTGAATGTCTGGCTAGATAAACTTACTCTAGAAGTAGGATTTAATACTGAGTATGCTGCTTATGTTCATGAGATGCCTGAGGGTTCAAGTTTTACCTTGCCAGGCTCGGGACCTAAGTTTTTGGAATCGAAATTAACGAAAAATAGAGATAAGTACATAGCCAAGCTGGCTGAGGAGATAAGAGAATAACATGCTTAAAGAGATAGCCACTTTTATTTTGAATGAAAGCCTAGGGGCCCCATGGGTCCGTGATGTAAATTTCTTTGCTGGCCATATTCCAATAAGAAATAAAAATGGAGTTAGTCCTCCCGAAAGGATAATGGCTGTACTAGAAAATACTTCTCCTGCTACGGATGTGTATTTAAAGGACAAAATAGATAAGCCCATCCAAATATGGAATAGGGCACGAACCTATTTTACAGCCCGAGAAGACGCCTTTGAAATGTATGATTTCCTACACTTCTTAGATCAAGTCTCTGGTTGGTTTAATCTTCCTGACTTAGGAGATGGTGTATATACGGTTTTGGTTGTCCAAGCAGATGCCCAGCCTACACCCATTGCTAATCCGGGTGATGATGGGCTTTATGTTTTTTCAACAAATTACACTTTCAAAATTATGAAAGATTAAAAAAATGCAATGAACTTAGATGTTTTAAGTTTAAATAAATTAAAGGAGGCTGAAAATGCCACAATTACCAATGGGTGATATAGGTGCAGCGGAGATAGTATGGGATAATGGAGGAGTTGATGAGATTTCTCTTAGCCCCCACTATGGAACAGTTACTCTAGGAGGCGATGAGACTATTAATCCTGTAGAGGAAGAAGACTTTGGGGATGCTCCTGTAGATGCAGTTAGAGGCGGGATGCCAATAACTCTTACAGTTCCAATGACACGTTCTACCTTGGCACAATTAGCAGTTGTTCTAGGAGGTACTGTCGATGGAAATAAAGTCAATATTCCAAATATGGCTGGTCAGGCCATGAGAGCAGATGCGAAAGAGATTGCTATAAAACGTAGATTAGAAGGCACGCCAGATGAAACTGAATCACAATGGATAATACTTTATCATTGTTCTTATAGGCGAGCTTTTGAACTTTCTTATGATCGTTCGACTCAGAAAGTATTTAACGTTGAATTCATGGTATTTGTATCTCAGGTTTCAGGCCAAGTTGGAGACTTTGGAACTATTGGAGAAAATCCGTAATGCCAAAGATAACGATTAATTCTAAAAGAAGTTTATTTGAACCTATTGAAATTGAAATAGACGGAGAGATATTTTCCATTGAAAAGGTGGATCGAGGGCTGTTCAAAAGGATAAACCCTTTAGAGCCTAAAAAGGATACTAGTCTCCCTAAGCAAGTTGAAGCTGTGTATAAGCAGTTGGCTATGATGCTAGGAGTGCCCCTAAATAAAGTGGAAAATATAGACTACAGAGATGCTCAACACGTCCTAAATCGAATCTCAAAAGAGATTTTCTTTGCCCCCACCAAGAGGAAAAATAGTAAAGAACCTAAAAAGACGATACCTAAAAACCCAAAAAACTGACTAAGGCTTGGGGGCGGAGACTTGCATTCATCTGGAGTCAGTTTCCAGGCTTTACCTATGAGGAACTTCTGAATCTGGATTTAAGGGATGAGGAGTTTTGGTATGAAGAGGCAGAGAAGCGAGAGTTCAAAGCAGTTCTGACCAGAAAAAGAGAGATGCTCTATAACATGAGATTAGCTTTCGGAGCTAGCTCCCAAGCTATAAATCAGGAGTTTTCTAATATTAAGTGGGGATTTAGAAGTCTTGAAATTGAGGAGGAAAAAGAAATTGAGGAATTAGAGAAGGATATGGATGAAATTTAGTACAGGAGGTTAAAATCGCATTTTTAGCAGGTGCCATTAAGACACGCCTTGAGCTGGACTCTACTAAATTTTCTAAAGCTGTAAAAACTGCCAAGACACAGGTTAAAGGTTTTGGAAGTTATGTAGAAAAAAATAGTCAGAAGTTTAAACAGTCAGGG